GGACTGGATTTCACGCCACTTCGCCGAAAGCCATTGCGTCACAGCGGAGAACGCCGACTCGATGCCGTGGACGACGGCCATGATCGGGCCTTGTATCAACCCCCACAGCGCCCGCCATGCCATGATGAACAGTCCGAGCGCTACCAGCGGAATGTCCTGGATGAACCGCTCCACGTTCATGAAGGCGTGACCCACGTTGTCCAGGGCGTGAATCACGTTTCCCACGGCGTGCATCACATTCGTGAAGGCGTGGACCACGTTCATGATCGCGTGCCCGATGTTCACGAACGCATGGACCACGTTCATGATCGCGTGGCCGATGTTGACGAAGGCGTGGACGACATTCGCTCCGGCGTGGACCACGTTGTCCCAGGCGTGAACGACGTTGCCCCAGGCGTGTCCCAACGCTCCCGGATGGCTTTTCTCGATCCAGTACGCCAGTGCCGCCAATGCGGCGACCAGTGCGACGACCGCTGCCACGACCCACGTGACCGGATTGGCCCACAGTGCCGCCGCCATTCCCCACAGCGCGGCCGTCACCAAGATCAACGCCCCGACCATCGCCGTTCCGAGCACCGCCGCAAGCGCTATGGCCGCGTCCTTGTGCTGGGTCAACCATGTAGCTCCCTCGGCCACCACGCGCATGAACGCGGTGAACGCGGGCAACAGCAGATTGCCGACCTGGACGGCCAATGTCGACATCGCGCCCTTGAACTGCTCCACCACGCCGCTTGTCGAATTCGCCCAGGTGTGGAATCCCTGAACCTCGCTCGCCGCGTCGTGCATGCTCTTGCCGACCTTGGCCACGTTGTCCTTGAACGTCTGCAAATGGCTGCCGGTCAATTCGAGGATGGACTGAAACGAGCGCACGCCGCCCGTCATGGATTCCAACGCGCCGACCGGTGCGGCCAGATTCGCCGGAACCTGGGAAATCAGGTCGTCGAATTTCTGTTGGTCCGACCCGGCCGCTTGTAGTTTCGCCATGTACTCGGTGAACCCGGTCGTGCCCTTGGCTACGGCGTTCTCCATCAACGTGAGCGCGCCCGTGAGCCCGCCCCCGCCCGACAGCTCCGCGCGCACCTGAGACGCCGTGATGCCGTATTTCTCCATCGCCGCCGCGGCCGTGGCCGTACCGCCCTCGATGTTCAGCAACGCCGCACGTAGATGCGTTCCGGCGCTCGCCGCGTTCTCGCCTTCGGCCGTCATGGTCGACATCGCGCCCAACACCTGATCAAGGCCGATCCCCGCGCCCGCCGCCGCCGGAAGCACGTTCGTGAGCGCCTGCGCCAAATCCTGTAGCCGCGCGTCGCCCAACGAGGTCGTCTCGATGAGGGCGTTCATCGTCTGCGTGGCCTGCGACGCGGGAATGTCGTAGGCGACCATTGTCCGGGCGAGCGCCTGCGTCGTGGTTTCCAAATCGGACGCCCCGGCCCGCGCGCCTTCCGCCGCTGCCGTCATCACCTGCATGTTGCTGGCGATGTCGGTAAACCCGGATGAGGCCACGTGCCAATCCGCCGTGGCCAATTGCGTGGCCGTGTACCCGACTTTCGTCGCGAGCTGTAGGAACTGGTCCCCGAGCCCCTGTATCTCCGATTGCGGTATTCCGGCGTCGGTCTGGAGTCGAACCATGGCGCTCTGAAAATCCGTCGCCATCTTCAGCGACATGACCGTGACAGCAGCGGCGGCGATCCCGAGCCCGATGCCGAGTTTCGTTCCGACCGCGTTCATCTCATCGGCGGTGATCTCGCCGTCCTTGGCGAAGCCCTTCAGCATGTTGGTAGCGCCGCCCAACACGGAGAACAGCCCGCCCGCTTTCGCGTTGATGTCGACCATGACCGGGATCGGCACTATGCCCACCCCGCCAACGCCGCGCCTACGGCTTTCTCCAGAAACGCGCTGAGCCCGGCCGCGTCCGCCCCCGCGCGCATGTATCCGGCGCGTTGCTCTTCTTTCCCGCTGTAGAGGTACATCGGCGCGTTTCTCGGGCCGACGAACAGGTGATACGAGTGGTTTCCGGCGTCCAGCATCGGGCCGCGAGAAATGGAGCCCGCCAGCCTGCCGGTATCGGTGGGACACCAGGATTTCGCGATGTCCTCCACCACGGCCGCGCTGGCGCGAATGGCCTCCTGTTCGGCGAACGCGATTGTGGTCCCGGCCGCTTCCATCGCGGCTGTCCATACGCCCAGGTCGACAAGGATGCTGAACATCCAGCCTGCGTTAGCCATGTTCGGCCTCCCGTCGTGCCCGCTCCATCCGGTCGTTCTCGACCTGCACCGCGACGTTCTCAACGGCCAGTATCGCATCCAACTCTCTTGTGGCCGTTGCCATTTGCTCGCTCAATGAGACGCCGAGCGCGAGCAGTCGTCGGCGTCTCATGGCGCGCCGCAGCCAGCCGGGGAACGCCCGGTCGTCCACCGCGTAGCCCTCGTAGAGCTGCCTCAGCCTTTCGAGGGCCGCGTAGGGGACGCGGGATCGGGGTTCACGCTCGTGTCGAGATTCGGTCCGCCCGTGGCCTTGATGACGTTGCCGATTTCCTCGGACAGCAGGTTCACGACGTAGCTGGGAACCTCGTCCATCAGAACGTCCTCGGTGACCTCGCCGTAGGACCACTCGGTGACGTACACGAGGATCGTCGTCCATTTGACCTCGCGCATGCGCTGAAAGCCGTCTGGGCCGATGAGGCGCATCTGTTCACCCGGCGGCAACGACTGAATGCGTTCGGCGTCCGCGGCGTTGGTGAACTCCTTCATGATGGGCAGGTCCATCAGCCGGAATTGCGCGTCCTCGATGCGGGCCGACAACCGCTCGGTGAGGGTGCGCGGGTCGCGGATGAGCGCCCAGCCGTCCTCGGGCAGTGTGATTTTCACGGTCGCGCCCCTTACTGGTAGGTGCCGCCGGGGACGTTGTTGCCGAGAAGGACCTTGACGGGTGAGTAGCCGGCCGACGCGCCCACGTCCACCGTGTTGCCGATCGCCTCGAACCCGACCGACAGTTCCACGTAGTCCTTGGAGCGGGTCACGTCCACCCCGTCGTAGACGACATCGGACATCTGCACGACCAGGCTCGTCGCGCCCTGGGTGAACGCCATCGTGAACACCAGACCCGGCGAGCTGCTGTTGCCGATCGCGGCAAGCATCGGGTCCGACGCGAGCAGGACCGTGGTCAGCTTGCCTGTGACCGCCAATGCTCCGGAGAACAGGGCGTACGGGTCCTGGATGCCCTGAACGGTCTGCAAGTAGTCGACCTTGCGCTTGAGGCTCAGCTCCGCGGACTGGATGTTCGTCTGCTTCGCCCCGCCCACGCTGAGCACGCCCGTGTACGCCGCGATGGGCAGCGCCGTGCTGTAGCTCGGCGTCGGGGTGGTTACGACGGCGCTCGCCCAGCTCGACGCCTTGGACGTGAAGGTCAGCAGACCATCGGCGCTGAATTTGAGGGTCAGCTCGGAGAACTTGGCCCCGGCGAACGCGCGTGTGGCGTCTCCGTCGTAGTCCGAGAAGGTGAACGAGGTGGGCTGTCCGTCGCTGCTGTTCTTGAGACTGAAGGCATGCCCGTTCGTAGCCGCCGTGGACGATCCCGGGACCGTTGCGGCCGTTCCGGCGGTTCCGGTGTCGGTATAGGTGCCAACGGGTCCCACGGTGGCGATGAGCGCGTTTTCCGACCCGGCGGAAGTGCCCCGGTACACCTTGTAGCCGCTGGCGCCGGGCACGGTGGGCCACGTCAGCGCAACCTGCTGGTTCAGCGTGAGCGCGGTCGTGACCTCGTTGCTGCCGGTGGTCTCCCCGGTGCCGGTCAGTGCCGTGATCTTCCAGTAGTACGTTCCGGCCGCGAACGCGCCTCCGCTGGCTGGTGTTCCGAGGGCGAGACCGGTCGGCGCGGCTACGGCCGTGGTGACGACATCGGGCAACAGGCTGCCGAGCATGTAGCCGATGGTGGCCGGGTTCACGTTGCCGTCTACGCCCAGCTCCCCGGTTCGCATCGCGGGAATCTTGGCGTAGGTGGCGACGGCGCTGCCCCGGAACGATTTGTCGTCCAGCTTCTTGTAGGTGTCTTTCGACTTCGGGTCGCCCGTGATGGCGATGAAGTCGGTCGCGGGCACCGGGGTTCCGGGCGTGACTTCCTTGGCCACCCCGAGGAACGTACGGAATGTGGCGATGGCCATGGATGTCACTCCTCACTGTCCGGGTACGGTCCCGCGTCCGAGTCCGACTCGTCGTCGGTATTCTCCTGTGCCGCTGCGGCTTCGGGTACCTCTGTCTGGAACGCTACCGCGTCGGTGCCGTCCGGAGCGCTGCTCCAACGCCCGTCGCCGGGGTCGGCGTCCAGCTCGTAGACCTCGCCCGGCTCCGGTGCCAGCGCCAGCCCTGCGTAATAGCGGCCCGGCTCGCCTCTGTACTGCAATAGCATGTCGACTCCTACAGTGCCGCTTCGATTTTGACGGTCAGGACCACCTCGGTTATGCGCCCCTTGTGAGTGTCCTCCCACGTGCTCTTGTCATGCGAGCGCAGCGGGTACGCGCAGATCACCAGCCCGCCGAACGCGGGGTCCGCCCTGACCTGCTGCTCTACGATGCCCTCCAGTTCCCACGCGCGGGCGTTGGTGGCGTCTGCGTAGTCGCCGGGCCGGAACACGGAAATGGTCACGTCCAGCTCGTATTCCTCCTTGAGCCAGCCGGTTCCGCCGTCTCCGACCATCTGCCAGGGCGCGCACGTGCGGTTTCGGCAGTCGCCCACGGTCACGATGTCGTCGGGCTGCCATTCGCCGGGCGGGTCCCGCCGTACGAGCACCTGGAATCCGGGCGCGTCCGCGATGGCGCTGGTCAACTTGCCCAGCAGGTACGTTTTCGCCTGCGGCACGGTGGATACCGGCGCGCTCATAGGATCGCCTGCACTCTGGCGTTGCCTTCCAGCATCGCGGCCAGCCGGGGAAACATGTGGACCG